TTGGTATAAGTTTAAGAGGATCCATAAACTTACTTAACTCTTGTAACTCACTTCGTACATCTAAATTTAAAAAGTTACCAGCTAACACAACGGCACTCTTGAAATTTAAGGTTTGAATTGTTACACAGACAGCTCTAAGTGTATTTACTGACTGTGTTAACTTAACAACATCCTCGTTTGTAATTTGTGTATAATCAGTATACTTGTTTGTGCTTCGTATAAAGTTATCTACTATATTAATATTAGCTCCTAATGTAGGAACTTGCGTAATTAAAACCTTATCTTCATTAGTTAAAAGACTACCTGTAGAGCTAGTTCCTACTGCGAAAGAATCGTTTATTGTTAGTATTAGATTATAAAGATTGTATTTTTGTATTGTAGTTCCTGATAAACTTTCAGGAAGTACTTCTTGCTGCTGTGCAGTTGCTTGTAAAGGTTGAGCATCTGGACCTACTGTTCTATAAGAACCTATAATTGCGTTGGGATAAGCTATGTACTTGTCTATATAGGAAACTATGTCTTCACAAGTATCTTGAAGATTATATAATGCATTTTGTGGACCTGTTGGCTGCTGTGCTCTTTCTGATTTTTTTGGAGCTCTAGCATTAGTATTATCGTATGCGTAAGTTAAAACATTACAAAGATCTACTTTATTAAGAGCATCTAATGCATTAAATAAACCTGATTCTATTAAGCTTCCTGTCTTAGGGGGTACTGCTGTAGTTGGAGTTGTAGTGTATTTATACTGGCTGGTTTTTGGATCGTACTTTACAGTTTGTACAGGCTGTGTGTTAGCATCTCCCCATAGGATTTTGTTAACTCCTACTTGGAAATTTCCTAATGTTTTTGAAGCATTAGTCACTAACTTTTGTAATGAATCTCCTATAGTAGCCATTATAAAGTATAAGTTGTTTTAGATAAGCAATTATTATTTAATTGATTTTTTATAGTAACTGCTTGATTAGCTAATACTGTACTAGTTTGTACTATAGGATGGATTCAGTTGTGCTAATGCCGTGCTTAGTGCTTGAATAGCATCACATAAATCACTTAGTTGCTTCACGGTTTTATTTCCAAGCAATGCAGCATCTCCTCTTGCTTCGGCTTGATATCCTAATTCTATTTTTGGAGAAGCTATAATAACTCTCTCACTAACGTCTAGGTTTACAGTTGCAGGCGTAGATAAGCCTATTCCTTTTTTACCAAAAAGAAAGATAAAGTCGTCTTTAGAATGTGCTACAACTCTACCCGATGAAATGATAGCCTGATTACCTAAATATGGAAATTCTGGTGTGTACATTATGGGTTAAGAGTTTGTGATGCTGCGTTAGCGATACGGGCATCTTGTTCAGCTGCAGATAAACTATCAATACTTGTTAATTGTTGTTGTAATGGTATTGAAACTGTTTGAGTATTCTCTAAATTAACTTGGAAGCTTAATAAGCTAAAGTTATTTTGAATATCATCAATAACAATCTTTTGTCCATTAGTTAAGTATATCGAAGAAGGATCTCTATTAATATTTTCAACAGTTGGTATCCAACCCTCGTTATTTAATTGAGTTCCTTGACCGTTTCTAATAATAGTAATTGGACTACCAGCGTCTCCTACCTCTGACCAATAATTATCAAATCTGCTATTTTGAGAAGTAGATCCAAATCTAATTGAATTACCCCATCTACCCTCTATTGTAACATCACCAGCGAATTGTCTTAAAGTTTTTATATTATCCTTTTCAGGAAAGTTAGGACCTAAAGGATAATTTATAGAAGCTGTTGAAGATAAATTGACAGGCTGATTAGTTTCCAAGCTAGCTCCATATCCACGCGTATCTGTATTTGCCCAATCACTATAATCTCCTAAATCGGGTAATGCGTTATGATTACTCGCATTCCATAAATTAAAAGGAGGTAGGTAGTAAAAATCTCTATTATCTCTATTTTCATTAAGAGCTATACTAGGTCCTTGTACTAGTAATACAAACTCACCTTCAACTGGATATTGCTTCAAAGAAGAATAAACTGGTCTAGCAGGAGGGTTACCTCCACTATCTAAAGTTCTAGCTTGTAAATTATCCATCAATTGATACGTGATTTTTCCTAGATCACCAGTATCCTTGTAGTTTGTATCAGGTATATTGGTACCCTCTAAATAAGGGCCTGTTACTACGTGAGTAACCCTTGCCAACATATAAGGTGTTTGACCACCTATTGGCGTCTGTGTAGCTAAAGAAGCTATTTGGTTAACAAACGTAGGATTAAAATTCATTTATAGCTCGATATTAGGAAGTTCTTTTATTTCAGCCTTTTCTAAAGGAGCTGTATTCTTATGGAGATCGCTAAATAACATTTCTAAATCTTTATCGCTAAACGCACCACCATCACTGGCAGCAGGAGCGGCTGCTTTTTGAGCTAGTTGAGCTAACTTTACAAGTGCTTCGTCATTCTTGATATCAGAATCTAAGTATCCTTTGATAAGAGGTACAATAACCACTGCATCACCAGGCTCACTAACCATCTCGGTAAGTTGTTCTACTAGAACTTTAATCTGACTCTGCTTGCTTTTGTGGTTCTTCACAATATCTTTCATCAGATCAGAATACTTCTTTCCTTCGTATAATTCAAAGTCAAAGTCCATAAATCTATTTTAAATAAATAGTTAGCGACTGAAAATGTCGATTTCTGTACCTTCCTCTAAGTATTTGTTAAGCATTCCTTTGTAAATCTCCTTTAATGTCTTAATAACCTTAGTAATTGTAGGAGTTGGGGCATCTGTAATTTCCTTAATATATATAAAGAGAGCTTTCTTATTGAAAATATCAATATGTTCTCTACGTTTACACAATGCTAAAATAGCATCACCCACTCTAGCTTCTTGTGGTTTTGGAAATATTTCTAATAGATTGTCATCTATATGGCTCACAAAAATATCAAAAAAGCTAGTTTGTTCTAACTCGTCTACTTGTTCTAATACTAAACTATTTAAGATCGTCTTATCCTCATCTACTTCTGTTACAGCTGCCTTACCTTTGAGTCGCTTATAGTTGTTATTGTTATAAACAATTAGGTATCTTTTAGCAATAGTACCAAAATAAGAATATGCTTTTCCTTTAGAGTCATCATATAAATGTAACTTCTCTAATAAGAAAGCAATTACTTCATGCTTCAGTTCGTCGATATTATCGACCTCTGTATAGTAAAATTTAAAAGTATGAATAATATTCTCTGCTAGCTTAAAGAAAGCGTAGTAGATTCTTTCGTTGAATATCTTATTTCGCTTTGCTTGAGAAGTCTCAATTCTATACTCTAAGATAGCTGCTTGAGTATCTAAAGTAAAGTAGTCAATTGATTTTTTTGGTCTTCTTTTTCTTATCTTACCATCCTTCGTTAGGATTGATTCAGTTTCTTCGACTTTAAAAATATCATCCATCACTATCGTCTATTGAATTGGTTTAAACCGTCTTGTACCGCTTTTAAATTTTGAAATACTGTCTGTAAATCCTTGTCGCTTTCTAACCAGATTTTATCATCAAGTCCTTTTAAGGCTTTTTCTGATTCTCCAATTAAAGCTTGTAAACCTGCAATAAATGAGGCTTGGTTAAGTACTGTGGTTTCTAGTTTAATATTCTTTTGATACAGGTTATAAATAACCCAACCAACGATAGTGGCTACCCACAAACATAATGTAATAATTCCAAATAACATATTATAATCCTTTTAGTGCGTTTAATAATCCAGGGTTACCTTTACCAATGTTTGATAACTTTTTAGCCTCGGCTTGTTGTTTAAACTGACCTGGTGTTGAAGGTTTGACTTCCTTTTTAGTAGGAACACCTACTTTACCTAACCATTCTTTTTCCCACTCTACTCTTGAAGCAAGCATATCCGCTTGGTGTAAAATAAGAGCTAATGAAGATCTTAATTTAGATTCGTTCTGTCCTGAAATTAGATAAGCCTTATTGCCATCATCATAAAGACCGTCGTGAATCTTAATCGCAATGTATTCATTAACAGAAAGTTGTATACCTGCGGACTGAAGTATAAATAGTGAGTTATCTTGAACTGGTAAGAATGGTAATTCCCCGTTAGGCTTATAGTTAGCACCTTGGTTCTTTACGTGCCACTCAGAGTCGTTTGGAATGTAACGAGGTTTGCCATCTAAACCTAACTTACCTAAGTCGTGATTAATTGCTGCGAATACTAATTCTTCTTTTGTAAAGGTGTCTGTATCAGCTCCAAAGTCTGTCCAAACAGCACTAACTGCTAAAGCAGCAGCTACTACTCGGTTAATATGATCAACATATCCGCCTGGGAATGAATTATGAAAAGAAGCTTTAGAAGAAGCTGGAGCTAATGCTAATAACTCTTCTTGCTTATTGTATAGGTT